GTACCACTTGCTGGTGCTGGAGTTCTTGCCCATCAGGAGCCCGTACTCGAGGAACGTCGACCGAACAGACCCGTCGGGAATCACAGCGGTCGAGCCGATCGTCCCGTACTCGATCGCATTCCCTTCGATCTGGCGCTTCCGGTACGACGCAGCCGAGGTGACCCCGATGTTGAAGCTCGCGATACCCATGCTACTCACCGCCTCCAAGTCGCTTGACTACCTCGGCCGCCTCGGCTCTGGCACGATCGCGCGCTGCCGTGCCGCCCGGGTTCTGCTCCACTCGTGCCGTCTCCCCGAACGCGCTCACCGGACGCTCCGAGAGCTCCAGCAGCGCATCCAGGAGGTTGACCGGGTCCGCGTCCTCGGCGAACCGTACCGTCGCGGCATCCCCGAACTGCAGCGCGATCGCGCGCACTCGGTCCCGCCGGGCTGGCTCCAGGAACCCCGCCTGAACCCTGGCCTCCAGCCTGCTCTCCACCCGCTCCGAGAACGCCCGGCCCGCGAGCTCGGCCGTCTGCGCCGCGGCCTCATCGGCGCGCCGGTTAGCCTCGGCGGCACTGGCCTCCGCGGCCTGGGTGCGCTCAGCCATCTCTGTGAACATGGCCTGCACCTCGGGCGGCATGTCAGCCCACTGGGCGGCCGCCGGAGGCGTGGTCGGCTCCGGCGCCACCGGCGCCTTCGTCTGTCCGCTCATAACCTCACACTCCTCACTGGGCGGCCCCGGGGGCTCGCCGAATGCCGACAGGCCGGCGGCGTCAACGCCGTCAGCCAGTTCGTCCACTGTGGGCTCGCGGCCCAGTAGCCCGGCGAGCCAGTCCCTCACCCGTAGAAGCCTCTCTTTGAGCGTCATAGGCTCTCCCATCTCCACTGGTCGCGCGCCAGTGAGCTCCTCCGCGAAGCTCACATCCATGCCTCGGATCTGTCGGTTGCGCGGATGCGGCACGATCGCCAGCCCGCGCAACGCCTCGCCGATCGGCTCCCCGGTCGACTCGTCCAACTCGCCCGGTCGATACATCTCGACCGAGACCCAGCGGAGCGTGCCGCGCGCCACCTTGGCGGCCGCGTCGGGCTCCGTGAGATCCACCTCGGCTGTCATCTGGCCATCGGGCGCGACCTCGAGGGTCGCGGGGTCCAGCCACCCGACCTGCGCCTCTGGGGCGTCGGTGTGCCCGAGCTTCACGGGCAGCCGGTCGAACGTCGGGAACCGGGCCGCGTTGGCACGCGTCCGCTCCGCGATCCCGTGAATGCGCGCCACGTCGTAGACCTCGCGCTTGCCCGCGATCGTGAACGCCCCGGGTGCGAAGATGCCGGCGCGCCGCAGCTCGCCGAACTCCCCGCCGAACCGACACCTCACCAGGCCCGCCATCATCCCACCGTCCAAAAACGAAAGAGGCCCTCACCGGCATCGCTGCCAGCAAGGGCCTCATGGGTCTCGCGTCTAGGTTGTCAACGGCGCCACTTACGGCGCCTCGCATTCATTGTGGCCGTGCCGTCACGGAACGTCAATACCCCAGCCGGCCTACGCCGCCCTCGGGACTTCCTGCAGGGGCACATCCACCGTCCCCATCTTGGTGCCCCGGATCTCCGTCAGGCTCGCGCCGTCCGGGAGGTTCTCCCAGTCCACCTGCTCGCCTAGCTTCTGCCAGGCGAAGCTCGGTACCATGATGGTCCGGCAGTGCGGGTGGAACGGCGGGCAGCCGAACATGCCCTCAGCCAGGGCGGTCTTGCTGATGAACAGCCCGTCGATCCCCCGGCACAGATCGCTCGTCCGCATGTCCAGGATGGCGGAGTACCGCCAGCCCTCCACGGCCTCCGAGGCGAACGTCGCCACCAGTTCCCCGGCGCTGAGGTGCCGCATGGTCTCCGTGCGTACGATCCGGCTCAGCCGGTGCCTGGGCCAACCCTCCCCGGCGTCATCGGGTAGCTGCTCGGCCTCCAGGGCCCGGGCAATTGCCCTGCCGGACATCCCGTCCGCCAGCCCCTGGCCAATGATCTCCTGCACTTTGGCCATGGTGGCCTCGGCGATCTCGCCCGCCAGCTTCATCGAGTACTGGTCCGCCGCGTCCAGGGCCGCTCTGGGCACTAGGGCCAAGCCCTCGCGGTCGGACTGGCTGAGCCGCTTGACCCGCGCCTCCAGCGGCTTCCCGAGATGCGTCCGCCCGATCCGGGGCTGCTGCCACTCGCGCTTCAGCTCCTGGGCGGCCTCATCGTCGTCATCGTCGTCATCGAAGCGCGCCACCAGCCCGACCTCTGACCAGCCGCGGCCCCGGGTCGCACGCCGGACCTCCCCGGCCCCGATCCCGCACCCGAGCGCTAGTGCCAGCCTGGCGTGATCCCGGAATGCCCGCTCCCACTGGTCCAGCCCAGGCAACCGGCGCAGCCGCGGGCCAGCACCCAGGCGCCGGATCGCGGCCGATCGGATGCGGTCGAGCTCCACGTACAGGACCGCCTCCAGGTCGTCCGCGACCGCCTCGGTCTCGCGCTCATACGCGTGCTGGCCGGCCATCTGCTCTGCCTATCTCCCTCCCTGCTTGCGGGGAGGGCCGGGGAGGGGTACCCATCAGGCCCTCCCCCCCTCTCCCACCGTGGGAGAGGCACCGGGGGTGAGGTATCACTCCACGCCGGGCCCAACCCCCCGCATCCCGGCCCCGGCCGCCCGCACAACCGGCATCTCGCTGGGCGCGATCACGTCATCCGGGGCCCCGATTTGCTCGGCCACATAGGCACAGGTCTCGGGTCGGTCTGGACTCATGTAACCCGAGGCCGTCATGATCTCCACGATCTCGGCCTCGGTCTTGCGGTCCGCCTCCGTGAACGGCTCCACGTGCCAAACCCCATAGTCAGCCTGAGGACCGTAGTTCAGCTCCACCAACGGACGCGCGACCTGCTCGGTCAGGAGCTCACTGGCCAGGCGCTGCGCGATGTCCTCCGGGTCCATCATGGCCACGTCGGCGTGGCTCTCGGTCGCGGCCCTGGTGGCGTGCTGACTGTCCTGTGCGGTCAGGCTGGGTGTCAGCAACGCCTTGAACATCTCGTTGTCATAGGCCTGCCAGGCCTCTTTGAACCCACTGTTGCCCGCGGCGGCCGGCTGATACAGCAGCTCTACTACCTTGCCATCGAACCCCTCCGGACGCGGCACCACGATCGAGGCCCTGGAGGCCAACCCATCCAGCGCCTCGCCCAGCACATCCATCATGGTGAGCTCGCGGCCATCCGGGAGCGTGACCGGCAGGAATGCCTCCTCTTTGGGCAGGGTCCCCACGGTGATCGGCATCCCGAACCGCTCCAGGTGCTGGGGCAGGAACCGGTACGCGATCTCGCCCTTGACCTGCCAGGAACCATGCACGGCCTCGAGGGCCTTGGCGCCCCACCGGTTCCCGTGATCCTCGAACGGGGTCCAGAGCGCCATGCGGTCGAGCGGGAGCTGGATCTCGCCCTGGCTGCCCGGGTACTGGATGAGCGCCTGTAGGTTCCCGAACTCGTCGCACCTGATGCCTGTCGGGTAGATGGTGTGCGGGCTCACTGTCTTGAGTTTCCGGAGCCCCCATGCGGTCCGCCCGCCCGGCAGCCTGATCGCCCGGTAGACGCGCTCCAGCACCACGAACCCATACACGAGCCCGTCCCAGACGGCCTGCTGGATCATCTGATCCAGCGTGCCCTCCATCTGGGCCACGGCTGCGGCCACCAGCTCAGTGGCCTCATCGCCGGGTCCCTCATAGGCGCCGATGTGGTTCGTGATCAGAAGCTGCTTCCATCTGAGGCAGAACTTCACGGTGGCGTCCCGCGCGATCTGCTCCAGCTCCGTGATCGACAACGTCGAGGGGTCCCGGTACTGCGCGGTGCCGTACTGGGCCAGCAGGCCCCGTCGGCTGCGGCCGACGCGCGCCACCTCGTTGGTGCCGGGCGCTGCACTCGGGGCGGAGTCCACCACTGGCGGTGCTGGCGCCGCGAATGCCATCATGGGTGCAGCTACACCCTGCCTGGCCCGCTGCCGTTGCCGTTGCCTCTTCCGGTCAGCCATACCGCTCACACTCCCTAGGCGCCTAGGCGCCGCAGTTGACCTCGCTTCTGCTTGAGCTTGCCCGCAACCCACCAGTAGGTGGCCCGCTCCATCTCATCCTTTGTCTCATCGGACACCACCGCGAACGGCCTGGCCGGTATCCCGCGCTTCTTATCACCGTGCTGGTGCGTGGCCGCATACACGAGGTTAGTGCCCGTGAATGCCGTCTTGTCGGTGCGGCGCCAGATCGAGCCCGGCCCCTGCCGGGCCGTGACCGATCGCCGCAACCGGCCCGTGTCCTCGAGGATCTTGTGCTCGCCCCCGAGGAACCGCAGCCGCGAGGCAGCCAACCCGGCGCCCAGCCGTCCCATCCTGCCCTGTGCACTCCTGATCAGCTTCCGGCGCTGCGCCCGCTTCCCGCCCCCAGCATAGAACGCCGATGTCGCCAGTCTGGACCGGAACCCCGCCAGGCCCTTCTGGCGCCCGCGCAACGTGGCCACCCGCTTCTGGTAGCCTGCCGTCCGGCGGAGCCGGGCCAGGATCGTGGACTCCTGAAGTGGTGCCCAGGCCGGCCGGCCCTGAGCCGCGAACTCGTCCCCGAACCCGACCCGCACCACGTCCCCCAGCGTCTCCAGGAGCTCGCGGCGGTTCCCGCCCATCTCATAGCCTTGCTGGATCAGCTCATCGATCTGCTTCCTGTGGATCGTCACCGTCACGGCCAGCATGTCACCGCCCCCTCCGCATCGCAGACGCCCTGGTGGCCCGCCCGAGCGCGACCGGCGATCCCGTGATCCCATGCAGGGGCGGTCGGATCCGCTGGGCCATCAGCGCATACGAGAGCGCGTGCCAGAGATGGTCTGGCTTCCGGCCCTCGGATACATACCGGTACCTGGCTTTGAGTTGCGAGGCATCCAGGATGCCCCCGCGTTGGCGTGGCTTATCGAGGCACAGCACACGCTGCATTGACTCCGTGAGGTGGGCGAAGAGCGCCTCGACCTCGGGCGCGTCAGCCGGCAGCGCGAACTCCTCCGAGGCCGCCAGCCTCGAGGCCGCATCGAGCGCGGCCGTCCTGTCGACCTCCAGCTCCCACGCCAGGTCCCCGTCCTTCTGCTGCACCATTGCGGGCGCCCGACCATCGGTATCCAGGTACCAGAGCCGGGCCGCACGCCCCTTCATGCGCCGGCAGAACGCTTCGCTCTGCGCGGTCTCGGGCAGTGGGTCCACAACACAGAACCCCGCGTTCAGGTCGTTCAGGTACCCCGCCAGGGTCGACCACGTCTCGTCACGGGGCAGGCGCCCATAGTGGATGACGGTCGAGCCATCCAGCGCCACAACCCAGAACCAGCTCGGGTGAACATCCACGCCCACCCGGACTGCTGCCCCGGCCTTCGCGTTCATAACCGAGACCATCCGGGCGGGGCCGCGTGCCATCGCGGCCTTGAGCATGTCTTTGGTGATCGTGCCGGAGCCGCTCGCATACGGGCGCCCGAGCAGCAGCGTCTCGACGTAGCGCTCCGGATCCACGATCCACGTGTTCGCATGGATACCGGCGATGTCGAGCATGAGGCGGTTGGCGGAGTGCAGGGTCGAGTCCACTCGACTCACCTGATAGCCCGAGTATGTCCCTGGCTCCTGGGTCGGTCGCCACTCGCCCGCGATACGCTGCTCATCCGTGAGCTCCGCCCCGCACTCCACGCACACATACCTGGCCTCCGGGGCCTCACCCTCGATGCAGTCAGGCCAGTCGGCCAGGAGGTCCCGCCAGGAGCCGCACCGGCATGGCACGAACCAGCGCTTCCAGTCTGAGTCCTTCAGGTAGGCCCCGATCCCAAAGCCGGCCAGCGACGGGTTCCCGACATACCACCGTATGTCCAGGGGACTGGCGCCAAGACGCCCCTCAAAGTTGCCCAGCGTCTGCCCGTCGCACAGGTCCGGCTCATCGACCGCCAGGACGTCCAGCCCACGGGAGAACCCAGACGACTTCCCGTATGTCGCGAGGAAGTAGAAGAGACTCCGGCCCGCGTCTCCGTTCAGGATCTGGAGCCCGACGCGGTTGACATTCCCGATGCGTGCGGACAGCCACGGCGAGTGCTCGACCATCGGCTTCCAGCGCGCCTGGAAGTGGTCATCCCTATCGCCCTCGGTGGGCATCACGTAGGCGCCCGAGATCCCGACGTCGTTGCCGAGCTTGACCATCTTGGTCTGGAACACCTGGGTCTTGCCAACCTGTGTGCACGCCGATACGGCGATCCGTCGCGAGGCATCGCGGAGTATGTCGCGCACGACCGCGAACCTGTTGCTGTAGCTGACCGGCGCGTCATGCTCGTCGCGGATGTGCCGCTCTGCCCACTCGGGCAGGCCTGAGAACACGGCCGCCAGATCGAGGTCTGCCAGTTGGTCCCATCGGGTCTCCGGACTAGAGGTCTGGAGCTCGGGATACCAACCCTCGTCTGACCAGTTCGACCGTGATGGCTTCGAACGTCTCCGTGTCAGTGTTGGAGCGCACAACCCGCAACGTCTCCCTCAAGTGCTCCATGGCCACATAGGCCGGGACGAGCTGCTCGAGCGCCTTGTCGGTGGCCACCAGCCCGCGTGCCGCGGTCGCCAATGTCGCCAGGTCTAGCGGCGGTGCATCCTCCGCGAGCTCCTGGGCCAGCCGGGCCCGCATGGCCAGCGTCTCACCGGCGAGCGTGACCCCACCGGCCTCCGCATCCGCCGCCTCTACGAGATCCACATACGGCGCCAAGTCCTTGCACTTCTCGCGCAGGAACTTCGAGTACGCGCCGTGCTTGATCGGCCGGCCGATGCCCTTCGCACCACCATGCAAGCGGCACCGGTCGGAGCCCTTCAGCGCCCAACGCTGACAGGTGCCTCCGTCTCGTCGTTTCGCTCCACATCGCTTGCACCGTCGCTCTGGCTTCATGGCATTCCTCGGGCCAGTGACGCTTCCTGGCATTACCGAGCCCTACTCCCAAACCAAACGAGGCCCCGACCGGCATCTCTGCCAACCCGGACCTCGTGGGTCTCGGTGCCTCACTTGTAGGGGCGCTGCTTGCTGCGCCCCGCTAGGTCTGGACTCCGAACACCTCCGCTATGATGCTCTCTGCCCACGTCAAGCAATACCTCTGCAAGCGCTCACGACACCACCTGGCCTCGAATACAGTCTTCCACGCCTGATCGCCTATCTGAAGCGTGACCACACAGCCCCCGACACGTTCGTCATGGAACTCCTCGGGGACCGACTGAACCTCCACCGGCACCGGCGCAGGGTACTCCCCGAACCTAGGTGCACTCCAGAACCAGCGCAAGATCCCCGCCCTGCTGCCGTCCGGTAGCTCACGAGGCAGCGCGAGGAATGTCTCCTGCCCCTCGCCGCTCCAGGTGCATGAGACCTCGGGGGCCACTGGCGGCGGCACGTCGCCCACGAGCTCCCACGTGGGCGGGTTGTAGTTCTTGCGGCACACATACAAGCCCATCGCTACCTCCCTACGCGCCCTCAGTATACGCCGGCGCCCGCCTGGTCTGATAGCTATCCCACGCGGCCGCGCGGGCCCGCCAGGCCCAGCGGCTGGCCCAGCGATTGACTTGACTGACATGCTTGCTACACTCCAGCGCTACAATCTGCTGACTCCGGACGGCAGGCTCATGCCTCAGGTACGCCCGGAACGCCGCATATGCTTTGTCGCTCTCGCCCGGCAGCCGATCGAACGCGGCCGGCGACTGCGTGACGACCAGCACGTGGAACACGGCCCCGCACCTGCACTTGCACTCGACCATGTGCCCATTCGCGGGCCGCTCGATCCGGTGCAGCAGCTTCCCGCATCCCGGCACCGGGCACCGGACGTCAACCGCCATGCCTGGCCCGCCCTTCTGACCCACCACCCGGGGTGAACTGCTGGAACGAACGGACCCGTAGGGGCGACCGGCAGGTCGCCCGCCTGCTTGCTGCGCCCCACTCGCCACACCCACCGACTCGGAAGCACTCCATCATGGACTCACCGCGCATGACCCCACCATGCCCCATATCCGCGGATCAGCATGCTCCCACTCGATGGCTCTCCTGCAACGCTCCAGCCAATCGGCCAACTCATCGAATGAACACCAGAGTCGACTCGAGGTCAGTAGGCCATCCCACATCCGGTTGTAGAGCATCTCCACTTTCCCGTCGTCTTGCCTAACGAGTCCCCACCGCCGGCCCTCGCGGATCGGTAGCGCGGAGAGCCCACGTCTGGCATCCGCGACCCACGCCGTTAGGTCCCGCAGCTCGATAGCGCCCTCCTCGACCCATGGCGCCTTCTCGTGGGAGCACCGCCACACCATCCCCTCACGGTCGACCACCAGGAAGTGGGGCGGGTCCACGTCCACACAGAGCTTCGCAGGTAGCCCTGGCCACGGCACGGCCTGGCCGCTCAGCATCAGCCTGTTCGAGTCCCATCTGCACGGCATCACGCCACCCCCAAGACCCCGAGCATCCTGTCGCCCGCATCCCCGCGCAGGAACCCGTAGCCCTGCGGGACCCGCCAGCCTGGCGGCATGGCGGCACGGAGGTCCGGGAGCGGAACAGCATGAGCCAGCACCCTGACGTCCGCGAGGAACACTGCGCCCCCTAGGGCTCGCCCGTGGAACATGCGCGGGCGGCCTCCGAACAGATAGCCCACGATTTCCGCGTCGGTGAGTCCGAGCCTGGACCGGTACCGCTCCACCGGATGAACCACCCGGTCGGGATATGCCTCCACGGACATGCACCAGTCCACGCGGGCCACCGCAAACGCTGCGCAGGTCGGGGTTGTGGCATACAGGACCACCGGTGTCCCCTCCTCTGCGCGTACACACCGCCTCCGCAGGTCGGCCGACTTGGTGCCATCGAGGTAGCGGGTCGCATAGACGGGCCTGACCGGCAAGAACAGGACGTCCGTCACAGCACCCCTCCCGCCTTCGCGATGGCGCCCGCCATTGTTACCAGTGCGGCGGCCGCGTGGCTGACACCATGCTTCTCGACCGCGAAGCACAGTCGGTCCCTGGCCTCCTCGACGTGCTCAACCCGGCAGTAAAGCGCCGCCGTGTTCGCGACCTGCATCCCGACGAGGTGCTCTGTCCGTACGAGCCGCTGTAGTGAGCGCCTGGTGGCGCCGAGTGGATACCCGAGCGTGTCCGATGCGCTCTGGGCCGTGACGAACAGCGTCTCGTCCAGCAGGTCAAGCAGTGCGTCATCGATGTCGGTGCGTCTCACGGACGGGGCCGATCGTGTCCGCAAGGGGGCGGATCGTCTCACGGGGCTAGTGTTCATCGTGTACCACCTATCCCGAGCAGCCGGTCTGAGCGTGTCATCGCTCGTTCAGACCGCAACTCACGGCTGGCGAACTCAACTAGGCTGAGCCCTGACTCGCGCAGTTCTCGGAGGTCTAGGCTGAAACAACCAGCCTCCTCTCGCGAGTGGCCGTCCAGGATGTCAACGCTGATGGCTTGCGCCTCCACCGCGAAGATCCAGGCCTCCGCTTTCGCGAGGTCGCGCACGGCATTGGCGCGCAGGTAGTACAGGGTCCCATCCCAGTTGTCGCCGACACAGACCGCGCCACGATGGATGAACGACTCCTCGCAGGTCAGGCCTTCGTCTGGGTCCGCTACGCCGCACACCAACTGCAGCAGTTTGTCGGCTGTGTCCTCATGCTGGGCATCGGCACACGCGAACGCTGTCCCATCTGGCAGGATCCAGCCATAGAAGTCCTTCACAACCCCACCCCCGGCCATTCGGTCCTGCGGCGATCGCCGCGCCGGCACGCGAGGTTCTGCTTGTGGTAGACCGGCACCCCGTGGGCCGCGCAGTCGCTCTCGATCGCGTCCACCCAGGCCTCGTCGGGCTGGACAGAACCCTCGCCTGTCATGCCGCCAATGACTGCCCACTGGAGCGGCCTGATGGCGCGCGTGAATGGTCCCTGTACGCCACCCCTCCACTTGTCGCAGAACGTGCCGAACCAGTTCCAGTTCTCGGGCTCGACGAGCTCGCCACAGAGTGGCTCAACTGATGCCCACCTAATGGCACAGGACAGGTCAGGGTCTGTCAGCGCGACCAGCCTGCTCACCCACGGTTCCCCTGGCGATCCCGTCACCGTAGCCCCCAGCCAGCAGTTCTGTGGCCATTCGAACTCGCGGTAGCGCAGCGGTGACTTGGTCAGGAACTGGAAGACATGCTCCGGGCACTCGCGCGCCACCTGGATCACGGCCTCGATCCACTCGCCGGGCACCCAGTGGCCGAACAGGTCGGCCATCGAACACACGAAGATGCGCCACGGCCGCGCCTCACCGGCCGCAAGCTTACTCGGAGCACCGAGCCGTTCCTCGTGGAACGCGGGCTCGAAACTCAGCCCGAAGTGCTTCGACTTGGTCGCGGCATAACATGGCGTCTTGGCTGGCCCGAACGTGCACCGGTGCTTGCAGCCGGTCACGGGGTTCCAGGTGAAGTCGCACCCCTGGTTTGCCTCAGCGGGCAGGCTGCCGGTCGCGTCGCACTTCTCGCACGGCTCCTCGACCAAGTCCTGGAACTCGGCACCCGCGTTCCCGATCACTGCCCCGCTGCCCTGGCAGTGCTCACAGCCGCGCTCGAATACGGGCGTCCCATCTGGCGCTGCGGCGCACACGACTAAGACCTCCCGGATGCCCGGAACGCAGATGCACTCGGTGGTGCCGTCCGGCGCTACCGTGCCGCCGTGTGTGTCGTGGGTGGACGCTTCAGGAGGCTCGGTAGGGGCGCTGCTTGCCGCGCCCCCAGGTGCCTCCGCGATCTCGCTGCCGATATTATCGGCGCCATCCGGACACCCGCCATGCACGGCCCGATAGGCAGCGAACATGCAGCCCCGGTACCCGGCCGACGTGGCCTCTCGGGCCAGATCAAGCAGCACGTCGGGCGCATGTCGGGCCAACCACTTGGCCGCCGCCTCGAACGTGGTCGTGAATGGCGTGTAGCCACCCAGCACATCCTGCGCGAACTCTGTCGCCTCTGCGATGAGTTGCGCGTTCGCGGCCTCCAACTCCTCGATTCGCTGTGCTGGTGTCAGCGCGGCCCCGACCCTGCTTACCGTGACCTCATAGCCCTCGCGTCCACTGCCATCGGGGCGGTTCTCGCCGAGCGCGGTCATGGTCACGAAGTTCGCTCCGCCATGTGCCTGCATGAACTTGCCGAGCGCGCCACAGATCAGATCCGGGATATAGCCCTCGTGGGTCTCGCTCCAGTCCTCGCCAGCGAGGACGAACTCCGCCAGGGCCTGGGGCTCCGCGGCCGCACGCCCTAGAGCACAACGGACTTGCTCGTTATCAGCCTCGGCCACGGTGGCCCGCACCACCAACTCCCGCACGTGCTTCTGCAGGATCTCCCGCGAGACCGTGGTGTGGTTCGCGGCGTAGTCGTCAGCCCATCCGAGGATCTCGGCGACCGTGGTATCGTCCTGGCCCAGCACCGAGGGCCACTCCCGCCGGACCACGTTCACGACCGTTGCCTGCAGCTCCTCGACTGATCCGAACGGTAGCTCGATCACCTCGTCATACTCCGCGTCCTCACCCAGGCTGTTCTCGCTCGGGTGACTGCTGGCCGCAGCCTCCTGGTCGGTCCTGCGCAGCCGGATCAGCAGCCCACCGGCGTCCCGGATGTACTGGCGCTCATTCGGGAACCGGCAGTCATCTGCCACCACGATCCTGGCGCCGATCTGGGCTGCCGATCTGGCCACCGCATCGGCATGTAGTTTGATCCATACGTCCGGGTCCGCGGTGCGCAGTAGGTCGGTCCCGACCCACTGGAGAAGGGCGCGACCTGTCGGAAACTCGCGTGCCACGTGGTGCTTGCCCCTGCTGTGTCGCGAGACCCCGGCAGCGCCGAACGCATAGGCGGTGTCCGTAAGCGACCACTCGAATGTCCCGAAGTGCTTGCCGTCTTTGGCGTCCCGGATGGCCTCGGGTGGGCACACGCCGGCCCCGTCCACAATCCGCCGCAGCGCCTCAGCGAACGGGATCCGGGCCGCCCCGAACTCGCGCACCAACGCCTCGGCGGCCGTGCTCTTACCCGAGCCCGCCAGGCCCGCCAGACCGATCAGTCTAGGCACCAGACCCCACCTCCCTGAGCCGCTCGCCCGGCGGCGGCTCGGTGCGGCACCGCGCATACTGGGCATCGGACAGCGCACCGCCGTTCTCCGCAGCCGCGCCCTCACTGCTGGCCTGGCCCCAATCCGCCCCGCCGCCCTTCCTGGCATCGATTTCGGCGAGCTGCTCATCCGTCATCTGGTTCGCGCGTTCGGCCTGACCTACGAGGCCGTCGCCCACGCAAACCAGGGTGTCGGCCGTATCCAGGATCCAGTCGTAGTGCTCGGGCAGCCGGACGCAGACCCGTTGGGCGTCTTGGCTCAGATCCTCCAACTGGCGCGCCAGCCAGTACGCTCGCTCGCCCACCGCCCTGATCTCGTCACCGCGTGGTGTCACAGCCATCCTGCTCACCTGCCTCGGTGGCGCTGTAGCGCCGCAGCCCCTCAGCCAGCAGCGCGATCGTCACGATGGTCTCCCTGGTCAGCCCGTCCCGCTCAAACTCGGCCGCCAGCCGGTCAGCCTGCGCGTCGAACGCTACCGGCCCGTCGGTCGGCCCGTGTTGCGCGAGCTCGAGGCCACGACTACGCGCCCGGCTCAGCACCACGCCACAGCCCACCGCGGGCCTGCGGCCGGCGGGCCGGCCGGGCAGGATCTTCAGATCGCCCAACGGCGTCCGCCTGACAATATCAGCGTCTCGGTCCACTACTGCACCCCTCCCTCGACTACCGCATCCACTGACCCGACCGACACCGCGTCCGCGCTCGTGACCGGTGGAGGCTGCTGCACCAGACCGCCGCCACCCCGGTGCCGGATCCCGTACCGGGCCGCCGTCTCGGCCGTCATGGCCCGGGCGGATCGGGCCACCGGCGCTCTACCGAGCAGACTGGCCTCACAGAGCGAGATCGCATCCACGACCTCGTCCGCGCTACCGAATGCCTGCGCGGTGGGCTGGATCATGTCTCCACCCAGGGTGTTCACATACGCATGCTTGAGCGGGTCGCCAGCAGGGCACACCGAGAGCAACCAGACGCCCGGCCGCACGGGTAGCGCGGCGTAGACGGCGCCGGTCTCGGGCGACCGGAGCTCGCGCCGGGCACGGAACAGTTCCTCAGCCAACCAGGGCGGCATCACGGGCCTCCTGTCCGGATTCCTCGACATGCCCCCGCTGCCGGGCCCGATGGAGCGCCAGCAGGGCGTCCCGCTCCTCCGTCACGACCGCCAGCCGGCACCGCAGGGCCTCTAGTTCTGCCGCGTAGTCGGGCACCGTGATCGCGTGCAGACTGAACGCCCAACCGACGAGAAGGAAACAGGTGGCCACAATCCCCACAGCCACAGGAGCACTATCTGTCGGCGCGGTGCATACCACGATCGCCTGCAGCACGCTAACCGCTCCCACCAGGCACCACTCCCCGGCCAATATGGGTCGCCGGATCGTGCGCGTGTGCTGGGTCCGCATCAGTCACACCGCCCCAGCACTTTGTCAGCGTACCGGTAGCTGACCCCGGGTGGCCGGTTGCCGCCGTTGTAGTGGGCCAGGCCCTCGCGCTCATTCCAGCCAGCCTGCTTGAGCCAGCCGCGTAGTTCTAGGCACCCATCCGCGATGTTCTCGCGGACGCCATAGATGGGTCGGCCGTGAAGCTGCATCAGGCCTGAGTCGTCGGTGGCCGAATGGCAGGACGGTGTGAAGTCGCTCTCCACGCTGATCAGGGCGATCACTAGCGCGGGCCGGAGTTCGCGGTTCCGGGCCTGGCGGGCCACCGCCCACGCGATCTCATACGCGAGCCCAGGGGCGATGTCAGCCCGGAGCCGGTGGATCTGCGCCTGCAGGCCGGCCGCCGTGGCGCCGTCCCGCGAGAGCACTTCAACCAGTCTCGCGACCCGATCACCCGATACGTTGGCCGTGTCCATCAGGGCGGACAGCGGCAGGATGGCCAGCGGCTCCACGCCCTGGTTACGGGCCCGCCGCGCGATCTCCAGGGCCCGGTCATACACCTCACAGTCGCCCAGCTCGCCCTGCCGCCCGAGGATGTCGTCAACGACTTCGCCCGCCGCCCTGGCATCCTGCAGGATCGCCGCCCCCAGCCCCTCAGCGTCGATTTGCGGGCCTGGTTTGGTTTCGGCACCCGGAACACCCACCGGCTCCTCCGGCGCGGACGTCGCCACACGTTGCGGCAGCCCTGCCCGCTCCCGCTGCCTGGCCGACAGGTAACTGGGCGCACTCTCCTCCGACCCCGCCCCTACGTCACCCACGGCCCCGCGGGTCATGGCCCACACGGCCGCCACCCCGGCCACAATCAGGACCAGCCCAGTCACGATCTCGCCCGGCGTGGCGGCCGGTCGCCGGATTAGGCCCCGATACTTCCGCGCCCCCGTGCCCCAGCAGGCCGGGCACGTGGTCTCATCATCGATGCCTGTCCCGCCGCACACCCCGCAGGGCCTGGCGCTCGCGGCGCCGAACTGCTTCCTCGCCGGGGTCGCTCCCCTGGTCTGACCGTCTCTCCCGCCAAGGATCTCGGTCGACCGGGTCCTCCCCGGCCCCATACTCCTCCGCCTACTGGTCACGCAAAGCCCTCCTCCGCTGGTCGTCTCTCTCGCGTTCCATGAGCCGCTCATCCAGCTCCCCGAGCGTGTCTGGCACGTAGCCCACCAGGCCATCTTTCGCGGGTCCGCCACCCCGGCAACTGGCCTCGTGGCTACCCTGTGTGAACCCGCCCGCATTCGTGCGAACGACCCCAGGGTGCGGGGCCCCGACCCACGATTCGGTAGCGACTGGCTGTGGCCGAGCCCCTCCCCGGGCCTGCTTGGCGTCCCAGTACCGCTTGGCCCCATACTGGCGCTTGTAGCACCGGCGGCTGCAGTAGACGCCCAGCACGGTCCGGGGCTGGAACGTCGCGCCACATGCCGGGCAGATGCGTGGCTCCGGGCGCCCGTGTGGCGCATTGCGGTTCCTGGTGTTGTGGTGCCGGCGGGAGCAGTCCGGGCCGCAGTACACATACCGCTTGCCCAGCGGCTGGAACGGCTTCCCGCATGCCACGCAGTTGCGCTCCTGGCGCGGCTCTGGCGTCATGGCTCAAGCTCCTCAACCAGGATCGACACGCCCGGTATCTCGCCCAGCCAGGGTCTCGCGTAGCGCTTGCTGATCTGGCCATCCACAACCTGGCAGTCATCCCGGTAGAACCCGACCTGCTTCAGGGCATCGAGCACCGCTTTGTCGAGGTTGTCCCGGTCCGGCTTCGTGATGCACCACTGGCTCCGGAGGTGCGGGTTCGTCTTGGCCGCGAGGATCGCGGTCTGTGGTGGCTGGAACCCGAACTCCAACGTGACCCGCACTGGGCCCGCGAGCTGCTCCGGCGGCCGCCGCGGATACGCCGCCGCCTGCACGGCGCTCTTCCATGCGTGGATCGGGTGCCGGCTCGGCGCCTCAACGGAGCGCCCATGGCCGCCAACCGTCACCACGAGCCGCCTGGGTTGTGCGACCGGCTGGCTGGGCACGAAGAACTCGACCCAGAACCTGGTTGCCTCCGCCGCCTCCGCGTCGCTCACGCCGCCCGCACCTCTCCGGTCGTGGGATCCACGAAGTTCAGCGTGAGCTGCCTGAGCTCAGCCGCCACCGCACTCCGCCACAGGTCCACGCTCCCGACGTTGGCTATCAGCAGCGCCTCGATGGCCTCGCACTCAGTGCCACAGACCAGCGCTTCATCGGGCTTCTCGAGCGCCCAGCCGGCCTGCGTCTTCATCAGGTCCCCGACCCGCCACCGGTCCGTCCCGAGCTCGTGCACAATCGCGACCGTCGCGTGCCGGCCGAGCGGTTGCCCGCCGATCTCGCGGAACATCGTCGCCAGCTCGGTGCCGGTGTCGTCGGTCTGGAACACCGCGATCTTCAGTGTCGGGAGATGCCCAAACATGTCTGCCTCCTCCGCGTCGTCGCCCCAGTGCACCGCCATGCGATCGCTGCCGCTACGGTGGCCTGGCCCCGTACTTCTCCTCGCGGGTCACCCCCTCGGCCCCGCACTCACGGCAGCACGGCTTGGGCCCCACCCCGAACCACAGGTCGTCGATGGCTCGGTGACCCGAAACCGGGCACCAGAGGTTCACGGCCACTCCACCCTGGCGCCGCTTGGTCTGCTCCGGCTGAAAGATCCCGAGCGCCTGGCGCGCGGCTACCTGACCTCGTGCCGATGCGACCTCGCCACGCTTGCATTTGCTCCGAAAGAGCCCACCCGGATTCGTGCCGCGTTCCGAGTCAGCCGCCAGCCCGAGCGCGTGCTCGAGCCTGGCCCCGGCAGCCACTCGCGGGAAGAGTTCGTGGAGCTCACCGACCCGGCAGTCGACCGAGGCCAGCAGCCTGGCCGCCGCGACCGG